TAGATACTCCTTAGGACCGTTACCGTTCATCGGTAATCTAAGGCGTCGGGCGGCTGCTGCCAGCTAGTAGGATTCGCTACCCTTGCTACAAAGTGAGCACTGATAAATATACTATAAGATTTTAAGGATACTGAAATGGATTTTAAAGCACTAATTACAAAGTTAGACGTTCTTGAAAAGAAACAGGTTCTAACCGAAGCTGAAGATCGTATGCCTGCAAAGAAAAAAGAAACATCTTGGACAGATAAGAGTGGCAAAAAACACCCTGCTACACAAGTACAAGGTCATCAAAGTCGCAAAGCAGATAAAGAAGCTGAAAAAGAAAGCAAGAAAAAGGACGAAGGCATTACATTTCAGAGTAATATTGCCAATGAGCTTTTAAAAGAATTTGGATTAGATGAAGCTCCTGCTGATCCAGCTAGAGCACAATACGATAAATTTAAAGCAGACGATGCTAAGGCAGCGGCTGTTAAACAGATTCAAGCCATGTTAAAACCAAATGGTCAAGGTGTTGAGCGATTACAAAATGCTATTGATCCTAAAACAGGCATCATCTATTACGGTGAAGAAGGTGGCGAAGGTGGAACTGTAAATCCTCGTCAAACACCTTATAGTTGGATGCAAAAAGGTCAACAAAAAGAATTTCAAGATTTAGTCAAAGCAGCTGGATTAACCATTGTACCAGTTGATCAAAAAACTCTATTCGGTACTACACAAGTTGCCGCAGTTGATCCCAAAGGTTTAGCAACGCTAGGTCAAACACCTGCCGCAGGAAGTGCTGCTAACCCGCCAGCAACACCAGCAGCAACACCAGCAGCGGCTCCGGTAGCAGTGGCAACACCGGTACCAACGCCTACAGCAGCAGTACAAAAAATGGATCCTAACCAGGCAGATTTAGACGACGCCGAAATGGGCAAGGCTATGGCGGCAAATGCGGCAGCAGCCGCTGGGCCTGACAAAATTAAACAACCAACTCCCGGCAGTTCGGCTAACCCACCTGTATCAAAATTAGATCCAGCTAAACTAAAACGTTTCCAAGAATTACTGGACAAAGTAAAAGCAGGAGACAAGCTAGACGGTGGTAAAGCAGGTGGTTCAACTACTCCAACAGCAGGTGGTTCAGCTACTCTAGCAGCAGCAGGTGCAGCAAGCGGAGCATTACTCAAAGTTGGAAGTCAAGGTCCCGAAGTTGAAAAAGTTCAAGCAGCATTAAAAATTGCTAAAGATGGTAAATTTGGTCCAGAGACAAAGGCCGCAGTTGAAAAATTTCAAAAGGATAATGGATTACAAGTTGATGGTGTAGTAGGTCCACAGACTAGAGCAAAGCTTTTCCCAGCAGCCGGATCAAGTGCTAATCCTCCCGCTACTACTCCATTACCAGGTAAAGCTGTTCCCGGAGGCGGTAATATTGCCGATAATCCTGCAGCTGAATCGTTATTAAGAGATGATCAAATATTAGCTGTCATTAAGGCACTAAAACTTTAATCGAAACGGAGAATTAAAAATGACAAACGCAGAAATGATGGCAGCATTAAGGAATACCTTAGACGAACTAGCAGTAAACGAACGAATGGGTGCATTTAAAGCATTTAGAACCGGCATTAGCAATCCTAGATCAACTAATTTACCTAGTGGTAAAAATTTGCCTCAACGAACAGGAGCAGCGATTGCTCGCAATCCCGGAAAAGTTGCCGCTGGCAGCGCCGCATTAGGAGTTGCCGGTACAGCCGCAGTAATGGGCAGCGGCAAAAGTGAACCCACACCGGGGCCAGCACCAGGAAGTTCGGCTAATCCACCAGCACCAGCAGCACCAGCACCAGCACCAGCACCAGCACCAGCAGCACCAGAACCAGCCGGAAGTTCTGAATTAGACGAACTAGATGCTCTAGCTAGAGAGTTCGCTCAATCACAAGAACCACTGGCTATTGAACTAATGGGTCAATATAATGCACTTAGAGCAAAACTAGGTAAAGCTAAAGAAGTTCCTGGTGAACTAGAAGAAATGATAAGGCTACTTAGATATTAAAACAAAAACCGCCCTAGGGCGGTTTTTTAATGCCATGCTCCTTGAAAGCAATGTCTTACTTCATGTCCTAATTCGTGCATGGTAGGAGTCTTACTAGTGATAATTTTACAAGTTTGTCCTGACCAAAAAGCACAGGCAGTAGCTGGACCTATTGGCGCAAATCCCATTCTAGTGTTTTCTTTATTACACTCTCTTTGAACATTATCTACAACAATCCATTCGATCTTAACTTCTTTCCAATGATTTTTTGTAGCATCAAATGGACGTAATGGATCATTCCATGTTCCAGTATAAGCACTGGCCTTGGTAAATGCCAAAATTGTTAAAACAGCAACTAATTTTTTCATAACACTTGACCTTAAGTAGCTAAGTATATTACAATTATACATTCACAATTAAGGAGAGTCAATGTCAACTCGCATGTATGGACCCGAAGAAAAAGCCAAATTAGAACGATTAATCAACGAAGGCTCAACCGTTTTACGTGAAATTGAAGATCTTAAAGAAGGTCTAAAAGAAACTGTCAAAGCTGTAGCAGAAGAATTGGAAATCAAACCTTCAATTATCAATAAAGCAATCACTATTGCTCATAAAGATAATTGGAAAGATCACGAAAATGATTGGAACGAAATTGAAATGATTTTGGGCGTTACTAATAAACTGCCCAAGGATTAAATGGATCAAATAACAAACACTATTTCGAACATATATACATGGGCAAAAGGTGATTTTAAAGAATGGCCATTGAGATTTGTACTAGAAATTTCAGCTTGGGCAATGAGCATAGCTTGTTCAATTACAATGGCTCTTACTGTACCAACACCGCCATTCTTAATACTTTATCCTTTGTTTATTACCCAATGTGCTATATTTTGCTGGGCGGCATGGACTCGGCGAAGCACCGGTATGGTAGCTAATTATTTACTACTAGTCGGTATAGATAGTGTTGCCCTTGTTAGATTGATAAGTATATAAGAGTAAGGTTAGATCAGCCATAAATGATCGTTGTGGTATTTGTCTGCCGAAAAAGACATAGGAGAAAATAATTTGTACGTAGATGCTCTCTTTCAACGAGATGCTGATATTATCAAAGTTGTAGAACGAGATAAAGACGGCAATCGTATATTCAAAGAATTCCCGGTAAAATATACATTCTACTATCCAGATGCTAAAGGTAAATTCCAAAGCATTTATGGAGAATCGTTAAGTCGTATTGTATGTAAAAATACCAAAGACTTCCGCAAAGAACTTGCGATACATAATAACAAAAAACTATACGAAGCAGATATCAATCCTGTCTTTGTTTGTCTTAGTGAAAACTATCTAAATCAAGAAGCACCAAAACTCAATGTGGCCTTTTTTGACATTGAGGTGGACTTTGATCCCGAACGAGGATACGCAAGTCCGGAAGATGCTTTTATGCCAATCACTGCTATTGCAGTTCATCTTCAATGGATAGACACATTGGTATGTCTATCCGTTCCACCTAAAGGACTAACTGTAAAAGAAGCAGAAGAACTAGTCAAAGATTTTCCTAATACACATATCTTCGACAATGAAGCTGACATGCTAGATACCTTCTTGAATCTAATTCAAGATGCTGATGTACTCAGCGGTTGGAACTCAGAAGGTTATGATATTCCTTACACAGTAAATCGTGTTACAAAAGTTCTTAGTAAAGACGATACTAGACGGTTTTGTCTTTGGGATCAATATCCCAAGAAAAGAGAATATGAAAAATTTGGTAAAACAGCAACAACATATGACCTTGTTGGTCGTGTTCACTTAGACAGTCTCGAATTATATAGAAAGTACACCTATGAAGAAAGACACACCTATCGATTGGATGCCATCGGTGAAATGGAAGTCGGAGAAAGAAAAACAGTCTACGAAGGCACACTGGACCAATTATACAACAACGACTATAGAAAGTTCATCGAATATAACAGACAAGACTGTGCGCTACTCAACAAATTGGACCAAAAGCTCAAGTTCTTGGATCTGAGCAATAAACTGGCTCATGAATGTACTGTGTTACTACAAACTACTATGGGTGCGGTAGCTGTTACAGAGCAAGCCATTATTAATGAAGCTCATCGAAGAGGATTTCAAGTACCTAATCGTCCTAAAAGAGATGAAGACGAAAATACTGCGGCGGCTGGTGCGTATGTAGCATATCCCAAAGAAGGTATTCAAGACTGGGTAGGATCATTAGACATTAACAGTCTTTACCCTTCGGCAATTCGTGCGTTAAACATGGGTCCAGAAACTATTGTAGGTCAACTACGTCCTGTGTCAACAGAAGCTGCTATTGAAGAAGCCATGGCCAAAGGTAAAAGTTTTGCTGCCAGCTGGGAAGGTAAATTCGGCACTGACGAATACGAATCTGTAATACGTAAAGAAATTGGTACAGAAATTATTATTGATTGGGAAGGCGGCGAAAGCGATGTATTAAGTGCTGCCGAAGTATATAAATTAATCTTCGATAGCGGCCAATCGTTTATGCTCAGTGCCAACGGAACTATATTCACTTACGAAAAAGAAGGTATTATTCCCGGATTGCTCAAGCGTTGGTATGCTGAGCGTAAGGAAATGCAAGCCAAACTAAAAGAATCAATTGCCGCAGGGAATAAGATTGAAGAAGAATACTGGGATAAACGTCAGTTGGTTAAGAAGATTAATCTTAATAGCTTATATGGTGCTATTCTTAACCCCGGTTGTCGTTTCTTTGATAAGCGTATTGGTCAAAGTACCACACTAACTGGTCGTCAAATCGCTAAACACATGGCATCAAAAGTAAATGAAATTATTACTGGAGAATATAATCACGTAGGTAAATCCATTATCTATGGAGACACAGATAGTTGTTATTTTTCCGCTTACAAAATTCTTCAAAAGGACATAGAAAAAGGTGCTATTCCTTGGACTAAGGAAACAGTTATACAACTTTACGATCAAATTGCTTCAGAAGTAAACACTACATTCCCACAATTTATGTTAGATGCGTTTCATTGCCCTAAAACAAGAGGCGATGTAATTAAAGCAGGTAGAGAAATTGTTGGAAGTAAAAGTTTATTCATTACTAAAAAACGCTATGCTGTACTTTATTATGATAAAGAAGGCAAGCGACAAGATGTAGACGGCAAGCCAGGTAAAATTAAAGCCATGGGTCTTGATCTTAAACGTTCAGATACTCCAGAATTCATCCAAGACTTCCTAAGTAGCGTTCTAGAACGTGTATTATCTGGTGCGGCCGAAGACGAAGTTCTAGATATGATTACCGAATTTAGAACTGAATTTAAGGCAAGACCAGGTTGGGAAAAAGGTAGCCCTAAACGTGCTAACAACATCACCGAATATCAAAAGAAAGAAGAACGTCAAGGAAAGGCTAATATGCCAGGACACGTTCGAGCTTCAATCAATTGGAATACTTTAAAGCGTATGTATGACGACAAGTATTCCATGGGGATCACTGATGGCGCTAAAGTGATCGTCTGTAAACTCAAAGATAATCCTTTGGGCTTTACATCAGTGGCGTATCCAGTCGACGAATTGCGGTTACCTAAATGGTTCAAAGATTTGCCGTTCGACCATGAAGAAATGGAAAGTACTATTATTGACAACAAGTTAGAAAACTTAATTGGTGTTCTTAATTGGGATATTAGGTCTACTGAACAGACAAACACATTTAATAAATTGTTTGAATTTTAAATGAAAAAAGTAAGTTTTGTTAATCCTAATTTTCAACAAGGTCCTAAAGAATATAACGCCTATTATCTTCCATATACAGCAAGTATCCTTTGGAGCTATGTTTATCAATTTGAATCAATTAAACAACAGTACAAATTGGGTGTATTTATTTGGCGTAGAGATGACTTTAGTTCTGCTATTGAATCTCTTAAAGATAGTGACATCGTAGGATTTAGTACTTACATTTGGAACAAAAACTATAACAACGAATTAGCTAAAAAAATTAAAGAAACGTATCCCGACAAGTTAATTATTTTTGGCGGACCAGAACCTCCAGTTGAAGACAAAAACTTTTTTAAAAGATTTCCGTATATAGATGTTTGTATTAAAAAAGAAGGCGAAATAACTTTTAAAAATGTCTTAGATACTCCTAGAGACAAATGGCCTTCTATAAAAGGTCTACTAATTAATGACAATGGCAATGCCATAGACACAGGGGAACCTGAAAGAATTAGCGAGTTAGACACTATTCCTAGCCCATATCTAACAGGACTGTTTGATGATCTAATAAAACAATATCCAGAGATAACTTGGAATGCTACATTAGAAACTAATAGAGGTTGTCCATATGCCTGTACTTTTTGTGATTGGGGAAGTTTAACTTATAATAAAATAAAAAACTTTAATCTCGAAAGGGTATATGCTGAGCTCGAATGGATAGGTAAAAATAAATGCGACTTTGTTAGCATTACTGATGCCAACTTTGGTATATTTCCAGAGAGAGACAGCCTTATTGCTGATAAACTTATTGAGGTTCAAAAAACTTACAGTAATCCTAAAGCGTATACTATTAGTTGGGCCAAGAATCAAAAACGTGAAGTTATAGACATAGTTAAAAAATTAATCTATGAAGGCGGTAGCAAAATTGGATTAAATTTAAGTCTACAGACTCTTGACGACGAAACTCTTGAAATCATTAAAAGAAAAAATCTTGAAATGAATAAAGTAGAGGAAGTGTTCGAGCTGTGTGAAGAAAACAATATACCTTTATTCACAGAATTAATTTTAGGACTTCCGGGTCAAACAGTAGATTCTTGGAAGGAAAATTTTTACAAACTTTATAAAGCAGGAAATCATACCGGCATTACAGTATATCAGGCACAGCTATTAGAAAATGCTGAAATGAATTTGTTACAGAAAAAACTTTACAAATTAGAAGGTCGAGTAGTTTATGATTATATAGTTGGCACATATAGTGAAAATGAAATAAGAGAGGGTGTAGAAGTTGTGATGTCTACTAGAGATTTACCTCGTCATAAAATGTTAGAGGCACAGCTTTTTAGTTGGTTAATGAACACTTTCCATATAAATGGAATTACAAATTTTCTAAGCAGATTTTTGTACAAATATTCAAAAATAGAATATAGAGAGTTTTACGATAAACTGTATCATCATATTTCTCAAGATAGTTTATTCTCTAAAGAGATTTCTAGAATAACACATCACTATACAAATTGGGCACTAGATGGAAAGATCGATCACGTACCAATTCAAGGAATAGAAATTCATGGATGGAATTTAATTCATAGTACAATTATTAATCTACATAATGAAAATAATTTTGAGCATGTGTTTTCTGTAGTCGAAAAATTTATTAGACAAAATTTTCAGTTAGACGAATCGTTAACAACTCAATTACTAGAATTTCAAAGAAATTATTTGGTCGTTCATAGTAAGATAAATCAATATCCTAAAATACTTAAATTTGATTTTAATTTTTTATCTTATCTACAAAACGACAAAGAATTGAACAGTCCTGTAACTTATCAATTCGATTTCCCAGAAAATAAAACCATGACTATTAAAGAATATTGCGAACAAATTTATTTTGCTCGGAGAAGAAATTTTGGCAAAGCATGGATAACTACAATTTGAAGAAATAATTTAACAAATTGTTTGACATTAGACCTAAATAGTCTTATAATTAACATTAAAGGATGAATATATGAAAGACATTTTAACAGATATCGTAGCACATACACACAGCCTAGGCATTCTGCCTTTGGTTAAGATCACAGGTGAAGTGGATTCTACTACAATTGAATCTATGGCTGAAGATCGTTCAGTAATTCTTACTGGAAAAACTAATTCCCCGATAGGTGAATTTGAAGGCATTTTTGGTATGCCTAACTTGGATAAACTTAATCTACATCTTAAGAATCCAGAATACAAAGAAAACGCAACTATCGAAGTTATTCAGGCAGACCGTAATGGTAAAACTGTACCTGTTAGCTTACACTTTGAAAATCAATCAGGCGACTTTGTAAACGATTATCGTTTTATGAACGCAGAAATTATTAATGAAAAATTAAAGACTGTTAAGTTTAAAGGTGCTACTTGGGATATTGAGTTTGAACCTAGTCTAACTGCTGTTCAACGTTTGAAATTACAGGCACAAGCACATTCTGAAGAAACAGTATTCCAAGTCAAAACTGAAGGTGGAAATTTAGTTTTCTTCTTTGGTGATGCCAGTACACATGCAGGTAGTTTTGTTTTTGAACCGGGTGTTAAAACTAAACTCAAACAGAGCTGGGCATGGCCTGTTTCTCAAGTTATGAGTATCCTTAGTTTAGATGGTGACAAAACTATGAAAATTGCCGATGCTGGAGCAATGATGATTACTGTTAACAGCGGATTAGCAGAATACAATTATATATTACCAGCGCAAAGCAAATAAGCATGACCATTGAGCAAATAATTTATGCTAACGTAGCATTTGTTATTCTGATAGGAATAGTTTACGCACATTCTAAATGGAATAAAATAAAAGAATGCTACAGAATGTGGTTCACTCGAGAATACTGGACTGACTATAACATTGTCGAATTCTTAAGCTGGGCTGCTAAGGCTATAATTATTGTTCCAGGATTGATATTTGGTATACAAATTTGGTGGTTATTCTTTTTAACATTGCTTACTAGCCTTACGCTGATATGGGCTAGTAATAAAAAACTTCTTCCAACATTAGTAGGGTTTAATACTATCTGGGTTTGGATAAGTTGTATGGTATTAGCGCAAAACTTGACAGGAAAATAATTATGAATGAGATGAGACAGAAAGATCAAGCCGATTTTGATCTAGAAACATTTGTAGATTTGTTTGATACTGCTATGACATCGGACAACCCTGCTGTAAAAAAAGCATTTAAAAATTTGTTACTAATTAGTGCTATTGTAAACAGTGATCAAGGCCGTGGCATGAGGCAAGGTCCTTTACGTAGACTGGTTGAAGATATTCAACACTTGAATAGAAGAATTGGCACTTTGGAAAATAGAGGGGCTGTAGGAAGTCCTAATGTGCCAATTCCTACTGGACCTTATATTAATACTCCATACGTAATTACTCCAGGAACAGTAACTCCTGGCACTTCGGGAAGTCCAATGCCAAGCGTACAACCGCATACTGGCACTCCCAACTGGCCGCCAGGTTCTATTACCTGTAATGCTAGCAGTGTATTAGATAAGTTAGAAATTAAATGAATAGAGATTTAACCTCAACTCAGAAAGACTACGCAGTTTTTCTACCAGCTACTTCTGGTTTCTATGCTACATTCATAGGTAAACAGCGTTATGGAAATTATGTCGATCCTGCTAGGCTTCCTAACAGTTTTATTAACGGAGTAGAAAGCCTTAATTATTTAGAGCCAGATAAAGGTGCCTTTTACTACAATTGGTGCTTATATTCAGCTGGACATGCTAACTTAGATCTTAACAAGCAAGACGAAGGCGAAGATATGTTTCGCAATCGTAATAGAAAGACCAGCTGGGTACTAGGCGATAGCGGCGGATTCCAGATTGGTAAGGGTGTATGGGAAGGTGATTGGAAAAATCCTAGTTGTCCTAAAGCACAGAAAAAACGTGAACAGGTTCTTAAGTGGATGGATGCACTTATGGACTACGGAATGTGTTTAGATATTCCGGCTTGGGTAGCTCGTAGCCCTGCTGGTCAGAAAGCCACAGGTATTACTACCTATGCAGAAGCTGTTCAAGGCACTTACATTAATAACGACTGGTTTATCAATAACAGAAACGGTAACTGTAAATTTTTAAATGTGTTACAAGGTGAAAATCATAAGGATGCCGAAGATTGGTATCAACGTATGAAGCACTACTGCGACCCTGCCAAATATCCAGACAGACATTTCAATGGTTGGGCAATGGGCGGCCAAAATATGTGTGACATTCACTTGACGCTAAAGCGTTTAGTGGCATTAAGGTTTGATGGGTTATTAGAAAAGGGCAAACAAGATTGGATGCACTTTCTAGGAACATCAAAATTAGAGTGGGCTGTACTTTTAACTGACATTCAACGTGCTGTAAGGAAATATCACAATGAAAACTTTACCATATCTTTTGACTGCGCCTCACCGTTTTTGGCAACAGCAAACGGACAGATCTATATCCAAACCGAAACAGAAGACAGAACTAAATGGGTCTACAGGATGGTGCCGTCTGCTGATGACAAAAAATACGCCACAGATACAAGACTGTTCAAAAACGCTGTCATCCAAGACGGAATCTTCCAAAATTTCGAATCAAGTCCCATAATCGATCAAGTCGGAATAAAAGATATTTGTATCTACAAGCCGGGCGACCTAAATAAAATAGGTAAAGAAGGTAAGACTAGTTGGGATAGTTTTAGCTATGCTATTCAAATGGGTCATAATGTTTGGAGTCATATTAATGCTGTTCAGGAAGCCAATCGACAATACGATTTGGGTAAAATTCCAGACATGCTAGTTGACGAACAATTTGATAGAGTGTATTATAAGGATATTATAGAAGCTATTTTTTCAACTAGCGATAAAGGAACAGCGGAAGCAATTGTTGAAGAATTTGACAGATATTGGATGAGTATCATTGGTACTAGAGGTGCTACTGGTAAAAAAACTAAAAATTCTCACACTAAAGCAGACGAATTTGGATTGCCGCCAGCTCCTGACTTTTCTGATATCAAAGTTAATAAAGTAGAAACTAAACCAGTCCTTAACAATTCATTATTTGATATATGACATTACCAGACGAAAGATATCGTAGTCTTGTTCAAACTAAAAAGTTTCTCTTAGAACTTCTTAGTCCACATACGACTCCTAGAGTTCCCAAAATTATTAGACAACGTGCTAGCAGCCTATTACGTCACTGGCCCGACGATTATCACTTAGAAATGATGACTGTTGATATGCCAGATCATTTTGCTAAACAAATGGAACCAGTAACTAGACTGTTTAAGCAATACGAACAATCTAAGGTAGAAAAAAATGAATCGTGATTATACAGACGGTCAAGCTGATAACATTATCTACTTTGTAGGCAATGAAGTAGAACACACACCGGCATACGGAATGAAAACACTGTTTATTACTGGCTTGCGCCCAACTGAGGAAATTGAAAATCATTTGTCTAAGGTTACAAGAAAAGATATTAGACATATTTTCTTTGGTGCCAATCATAGCTACAATCCTAGTATTCCAGAAGAGCATGATGCTTGGGAAGAAATGATTATGTATTTCCTTGATAAGGGGTATCTATGTTCATTAGATATCCCTATGAATCAAGTTGAAGAATTTCACGAAGGCGGACTTTGCGAACGTGATAATTTTATTCCGCAAATTCGTGTGCCAATTCCTTACATTAAATTATGGAATTATAATACAATGCT